TTAGGCGCATCGATGATAGGATCCGGGGTACAAAGTGAAGTAGCTGCTACCGGTATTAAAAACCTGATCCTTGGAATGACAGCAGGGGAAGGAGCAACGAAGTCACAAGCGGAAGCTTTCGCCACGTTGGGCCTGAACGCTGCCGACATGGCCGGTAAAATGCAAACAGATGCCAAAGGGGCCATTATAGAAGTCTTGAAGGCTTTAAAAGGTTTAGATAAAGAAAAACAGGCAGCGGTTTTGTCTGATTTATTCGGAAAGGAATCTATTGGCGCTATTGCCCCGTTGTTATCGAACCTTGAAGGGCTGCAGGCTAATTTTGATAAGGTCTCAGATAAATCACAGTACGCCGGATCTATGCAAAAGGAATTCGAAGCACAAACGGGGACAACGGCCAATCAGCTAATACTCCTGAAGAATGCGGCAACAGCAACAGCAATTTCTATTGGGAGTGCTCTGCTTCCTTCTATAACTCCGTTACTTCAACGTATATCTCAAATTGCCATGGGGGTCTCTACTTGGGTATCTAAAAATCAAGATTTAGCTAGTTCCATTTTAGGGATTGCATTAGGCATGGCTGCCGGTGCTACAGGTGTTAATGTAGCAATCGCTGGATATCATAAAGTATATCAGACTTTTATGCGAGTAAAAGATGCCATTGGTTTTGTTCAGAAAGGCATTGGCAAGGCCCTTCCTGTGATTCGTGAGTTTGGCTCCTTTTTGGGAACTGGTTTGATAAAAAGTATGAATTTGGTGGTTGCTGGGTTCAAATTATTGGCTTCAGGTATTCGAGCTGCGACAGCCTTTTTAATGGCCAATCCGATTCTGTTGGTAATCATGGCTATTGCTGTAGCTGCTTACTTGATTATCAGCAACTGGGATACGGTAAAAACGTATCTCATGAATTTCTGGAACGGGATTCAGGCTTATTGGGCATCTTTTGTTACTTGGGTTACGGATAAATGGAATGCCGTCACCGACTTTGTCGCTTCTGCTTGGGGCATGGTGTCGGAGGCGGTTAGTAATGCTGTCTCTACGATTATGTCGCTTATGGGAAATGCGGCATCTTGGTGCACGTCCTTGTGGAACCGGGTATCTGAATTTCTGTCTTCCGTCTGGGATTCGGCGGTTAATGCTGTATCAGGATTTGTCAGCAATATTTACGATCTGATCGGGTCAGCTGTGCAATGGTGCGTCGATAAGTGGAATTCGTTGAAAGAAATCTTTTCTGCTCCGATCCAGGCAGTAGTGAACTTTGTGAAGGGCGGAGATGGTGATGCCGCTAACGCAGCCGGAAATCGTATCCCGGAAAATGCGTCTGGAGGCATTTATGCACGCGGAGCATTCCTGACATCTTTTGCAGAACGGAGCCCGGAAGCAGCTATACCTATCAATGGAACAGCACGGGCGACTAGGTTGTGGACCCAAACCGGGCAAATGATGGGGCTTTTGCCTAAATCTGTTGGAGACAATGCGCGGGAAGGGACAAGCGCGCTTTTATCTGGCACTGGACGGTTAGGTGCTGGAATGGTAGCAGATAAAAATAAATCTGTTGGAGTAGAAATCAACTACAACCCTCAGATCACCATTACAGGGAATGCAGATTCTGGCGTCATTCAGAGGGCTTTGGATGACGAACGGGAACGGCTTGAAAGCATGATTCAAAACATTTTGCATAATAGACGGAGGCTGAGCTATGAGTAAGCGTGTGTATAAGACGATACAGGGCGACACCTGGGACGGTATTGCCGTAAAAGTCTATGGGGATGAAAAGTATATGAATGAACTGCTGGAAGCGAATCAGATGTATATGGAGACCATTATTTTTCCCGCCAATGTCAGCATTTCTCTCCCTGATATCCAGGCGCAAACTACGACGATTCTGCCCCCATGGAAGAAGGTGTAAGGAATGTCTGTAGTAGATTCGTTGCTGGGAAATGCTGTTACGCAGCAGCCAGGATACGCACGCAGGGCGTACCCTAAGGTTACCTACAACAAAGTGGATATCTCCGAGGCACTCAAATCATATTTAAAAAGTGTGGAATATACGGATGCACTGACCGGACAGGCTGACGATCTGCAGCTTACACTGGAAGACCGTGACGGATTATGGCTGGAAGCGTGGTTTCCTGATAAAGGGGCTACGCTTACTGCTTCTATCTTGACAAAGTACTGGAATGACACAACGGAAGCAGAAAAAGAGCTGCCACTGGGATTGTTTGAAATTGATGAAATCGAGTGTAGTGCGATGCCGTCCGAAGCCAAAATAAAAGCGGTATCCGTTCCCAACAATACGACGCTGCGCGGAGAGGAACATACCCGGGCGTGGGAAGGCTATACAGTGCAGAAGATTGCACAGGATATTGCTGCCAATGCGGGAATGCAGCTGAACTTTTCGGCTAAAGATAATCCTACGTTGGAACGCGTGGAACAAACAGAACAGTCGGGCCTGGCATTCCTGGATAAGCTGTGCCAGGACAACGGTCTGTCTCTGAAAGTGACAGATAATCAGATGGTTATTTTTGATATGTCGGAGTTGGAAGCTGTGGATCCCTCAATGATTTTTATTCGGCCAACGGTGAAAGACTTGGCGACCTCTGCTAGTACGGTGGATAGTTCTACTGACACAAGCAGTAAAAGCACACTGAAACAGATAAAACCGGCTTCTTGGCGGTTTACTTCGTCTGTGCGGGACGTATACAAAGCCTGCACCGTAGAGCATTCGCAAGGGAAAAAGAAGGCAAAAATAAGTGCGACTTTCACGGACCCGAACAAAACAGAAGGAAAAACACTGCTTGTAAAAAAGGACGTAAAAAGCATAGAAGAAGCGGAACGCATGGCCCGGAAAGAACTTCGGGAAAAGAATAAGGATGAAGTGACAGGCAGCCTTACTTGTATGGGAGATACAGACCTTTCCGCCGGACTTACGGTAACCGTAAAAGGGTTTGGCAAGTTTGATGGTAAATATATCATCTCACAGGTAAAACATTCGCTTGGGAGCGGGTATACGTGCTCTGTAGACCTCAGGAGGTGCTTGAATGGCTACTGATGACCGCCAATTATTTTCAGCGTTGCGCCGGATTATTCGGGTTGGCAATGTCTCCAGTGTGAATCCTGAGGCAATGACTTGTCGTGTCGTTTTCCGGGATATGGATAACACCGTCAGCGACGAACTGCCTTTGTTGAACACCGGGAGCTTGTATTGCAAGGAATACTGGCTGCCGGCAGTAAACGAACAGGTCGTTTGTCTGATGCTTCCGAACTCCGGCGGTACAGGGAATAGTGAAGGTATTGTGCTGGGGAGTTTCTTCAATGAAGCAGATCCTCCGGTTAAAACAGGAATTGGCATCAGACGGATTGATTTTGGCGACGGATCCTATGTGGAGCATGACAGTAATAATGGTAATCTAACGATTAAGACTACCGGTACAATCACCATAAAAGGTACTACCGTGAAGATTAATGAGTAGGAGATGATTCAATGCCAGCAGCAACACGCTTAGGCGATAATAATACGGGGCATGATTCCTGTCCTCCGGTCGTGCTTTCCTCAGCCAGCGGGAACGTATTCATCAATGGAAAAGGGGCCGGACGACTGAATGATATGTATGCCAGTCATTTCTGCTCAGAACATAGCCCACATGTTGGACATGTTTCAAGCGGGAGTACCACTGTGTTTATTAACGGCAGGCCAGCTGCTCGGATTGGCGATAGCGTAAGCTGTGGTGGCAGTGTGGCTGAAGGCAGCCCGGATGTGTTTATAGGAGGATAGTATGGCAACGGTAGGAAGCCTTGGCGGCATTACTTTTAATGTGTCCAGCCGGCGGGTATTAACGTTTGATAACTACTCCCGGCAGGGAAACATCAAACAGGCAGAGCATGAAATTATTGCCGAAAAGTCCAATATGGAATTCACAGGGCTGGAACCAGAGGAAATCACCTTTGATATTCAGCTCTTTTCGCAGCTCAATGTAAAGCCAGAGGACAAGCTGGAAGCCCTGAGAAATATGCGAGATACAGGGCAAGTCGTGAGCTTTATCCTGGGAAGCAGCCCGGTCAGCCAGAACAAATGGATGATTGTTGGACTATCGGAAAAACCGTCTTACTGGAAGCAGCGAGGGAAAATGCATGTGGTCACTGTATCGGTCATGCTGAAAGAATATCGGGTAGACGCAAATACGACATCTGCAAGCCGTTCTGGAACGCCATGGGAAAACGTTTTATCTCAAATATCCGAAGCGCAAGATACAGTCAGCGCGTATAAGCAGAAAGACCTGGATGTGTTGGATCAGATAGATGATACAATGGGGGGTATTTTATGATTGTTTTGGGAAAGATGAGTGTTATCGACTGGGAGCCAGATTCACAAGTGGCAGAGATTGCGCAAAATCTTCGGACACTGCTTTCTACGTATGTATTTAGTGTCCCATTAGATCGACGGTTTGGCGTTTCGTGGGACGCGGTAGATAACCCGTTAGACGGATATTCTGAGGCGACCTTACGTGAAGACCTGTTTAATGCTATTCAGACTTATGAACCAAGGGTTGCCGTTAATTCTATTGATTTTGAATATGATACCAATGAGCAGCGATTGATCGCAGTTGTTGATGTATTTATAGAAGGAAGTGATGTGGTTTGAATCTCAACAATTTGACTGATATTACTTTCGTTTCGTCTGATAAAGAACAGGTAGTAAAATACTTATTGGATACATATAAAGCTGTCACAGGGCGTACATTAGCTAAAAGTGACCCTGTTCGGCTTTTTGTTTTAGTTATCGCATCTGTAATTATCATGCTGCTAAATAAGATAAACTATGTAGGCAAACAAAATCTACTTAAGTATGCCGTGGGGGATAATTTAGATCACATCGGAGCGCTGGTCGGAGTTGCAAGGCAGCAACCGAAAAAGGCACAAACCATCTTGCGATTTACGTTATCCGCTGCGCGAGATAGTGCCGTGATTGTTCCGGCCGGAACAAGAGTATCGAACGGCAGTCAAGTGTATTTTGCTACAACAGCACAGCTTACCATTCTTGCCGGCGCGATCACAGGGGATGTCAGGGCGGTCTGCATGGTTGTCGGAGAAGCAGGTAATAATTATGATGTAGGAGAGTTGAATGCAATTGTTGATCAAATACCATATGTTAAAAGTGTTACTAATATAACGGTTTCTGACGGGGGCGCTACGTTAGAAGATGATGATTCATTTCGCGATCGGATACAGCACGCGCCTGAGTCTTTTTCATGCGCTGGGGCAGCTGGAGCATATGAGTTTTTTGCAAAGAAGGCATCTACTATTATTGAAGATGTAAAAGTTGTTTCGCCAGCGCCTGGAGAAGTTGTAATTTATCCATTACTTAAAGACGGGCAACTACCTGGGGACGAAATATTAAATGATGTATTAACTATTTGCAATGATAAATCAGTGCGCCCGTTGACTGATCACTTATCCGCTAAGGCACCAAATGAAATAAAGTACGATATTGATATTACGTATTACATTAATAGTAGTGATAGTGCATTAACATCTGTAATTCAGGCCGATATTGATGCGGCTGTATCGGCGTACATTGTTTGGCAGCGTAGCGTAATGGGGCGCGATATTAATCCGTCAGAATTAACTAAGCTGGTTATGAATGCTGGCGCAAAACGAGTTACGATTAACGCTCCTACGCGCGCCCCCGTAAAGAATGGCAGCAAGGAAGATAATTACGAGGTAGAAATTGCGGTTATCAATTCGAAGACGGTGACATACGGGGGGCTTGAAGATGAGTAGCTTGAGTAATTTAAACATAATAGATATTACGCCGTCTTCGATATCGAGCGATACTAACATAGTCGGGCTTGCTAATATGTTAACAAGTAAACTCTTAGAAGTTGATGCGGCTATTGATATGATACGATTATTTCCTAAAATATCAGCGATTCCTGAAGCGGCGGTTGATTTACTTGCCTGGCAGTATTCCGTTGATTTTTACAGCACTGATTTGCCGAGGGATGCAAAAGAAAATCTAGTTGTTAACTCGATTGCATGGCATCGTCGGAAAGGAACCGTATCTGTTGTTGAGGATATGGTTTATGCTGTATATGCTACTGCGGCGGAAGTCGTCGAGAACTGGGAATATGATGGCGGGGATCCGTATCATTTTAAAATTGTCGTGGACGGAGATACAATCAAAGATATTGCGGTTTTGAATCAGATGGTAGCCGCG